TAAAAAAATATGTCATTAGTATTTTCAAACATTGCAGCATATACTAAACAAGAAATTGCTCCTTTGTTAACCGAAGCCGTTTTCTCGGCTAAGACTCAAACTTACTTGAAGGCGGGCGGTATCTTATTGCCTAAAGTTAAATCAAGCGTAAAAATCCCTAAGTTAGCTACAAACGCTAATTTCCAAGTTGATTCTTGCGGTTGGAACCCTTCAGGTGCAACAACTTTAAGCCAAGCTGAAGTAGTAGTAGGTAAGATCAAAATCGAAGAGACAATCTGTCCTAAAGATTTTGAAGCTTATTTCTCTCAAGAAGCTTTAAAAGCGGGATCAACTTACGAAGATTTCGGATGGGCTGATTTTCAAACTAAGTTCACAGAGCAAAAGAACAAGATGATTGCTAAGCAATTAGAAGTTGGAATTTGGCAAGGTGACACTACAAGTGCAAACCCTAACTTAAGCCCTTTTGATGGTTTAATCAAATTAATCGATGCGGGTTCTGCGGTTAACGCAAACGTATCAGGTTATGTATCAGGTGGCCCTATTGCAACAATTACTGCTGCTAACGTAGTAAGTGTATTGAATGCAGTTTACAAAGCTATTCCGGTAGAAATCATCGACGCTGAAGACTTAAAAGTTATGGTTGGTAACGATGTTTACAGATTAGCAGTTTTAGCTTACCAAGCATTAAACCTTTACAACTACAAAGTTGATGGTGACGCAAACCAAACTTTCGTTATCCCGGGTACAAATGTAGAATTAGTAGCGGTTAACGGATTGAACGGAACCGGTGACATTTACGCAACAACTTTGTCAAATATCGCAATGGCGTTTGACTTAGAAGCTGAAGAAGAAAACTACATGATTTGGTATTCTAAAGATAATAACGAAGTTCGTTATAGAGTAGCTTTCAAATTGGGTGTTGGTTTAGCTTACACAACTTTAGTTGTTAAGTTTAAGTCTTCAATCTAATTAAATTATAAACAAAGAAAGGCGGTTAAATAAGCCGCCTTTTTTTTAAACTTTTTTTAACATGCCATGTGTAATAACTAGCGGATATACAATAGATTGCCGCGAAAATATCGGAGGCTTACAAGCCGTGTTTTTAGCCGAGTTCGGCAATATTACTTCCGTAGCTGAAGTGAGTGGTCTAGTTACCGGCATCACTAAAGCAACGGGTAAAAGATTTTATAAATTTGAGGTGCCACGTGCAACCGCAAATACAAGTTCTAACGCAACTGCATCCGAAGAGAATGGATCAGTTTTCTATACACACCAAGTAGTATTCCCTTTGAACAAAAGAGACTCTACAACTGCAAACATTGTACGTACATTAGCTAAAAATAAGCTAGTTGCGGTTACTTTAGATATGGATGGTAATTATAGAATGTACGGCGAAGGAAATGGCCTTTACTTGGCCTCTACCGAGTCTACAAGTGGTACTGCTGCGGGCGATCGTAACGGATACAATATCACTTTAACCGGTATTGAAAAGGATGACTTTTTACAAGTAAGCGCTAGCGTAGGTGCGGCGCTTGAGACTGCGGGGTAATTCTACCTAAGCAAGTTATTTAATTAGACCCTACCTACATTGCGTAGGTAGGGTTTTTTAATTTATAAACAAATGTTGCATATATATAAAGGGGTCGACAATAATTTAATATTTACCGGCTTAGAATTGGCAACAATTTCTAACCCTAAATATTTGTTTATTTTTACAAGTGCTACCGAAGATAGTGTTATATTTGTAGGGACTAACATAAGCACCGACAATAGATACCAAAAAGTTTTAGTATTGAAGTCGGTTTTTGATAAGCAAGAATGTGGCACGTGGCGTTATAAGATTCGCGAGCAAGCAAGTGCAACAAATAAAAAAGAGGCCTTAAGTGGCGCGATAGTAGAAGAGGGCTTTATGTATTTACACGAAGCTACTGAATGCGCAGACACGCAATACGATGAACAATGTAACGAATTTAAAACCTATTCAAGTGAGTAAAGCATATAACATTATTAACGTACAATTTGATCAAGCGCAGCAACCTAAATTTGAAGAGAAAAGGGGCCGCAATTATATCGAGTTTGGCGAAAAAAATAACTACCCTAATTACTTAATAGACCTTTACGGCGAAAGCCCTAAGCATGGCGCTATTATTAAAGGTAAGGTTAACTACATTTATGGTAAGGGCTTTGAGGATATTACTCAAAAAGCTAACACCCATGGCGAGACTTGGAACCAAATTTTAAAGCGATCTATTTTAGACGATGAATTGCAAGGGGGTTATTACTTACAAATCATTTACAATGCTTTAGGTGTTATAAAAGACGTATTCCATATTGAGTTCCAAAAGGTAAGAGCAAGCAAAGACTTGTCTACTTTTTATGTTAAGAACGATTGGAGCCTAAGCGACTTTAAAGAAAAACCTAGAGAATATCCGGCTTTTAACATTAACGATCCAAAGGGTGCGCAAATACTTTTTGTAAAGCAATACAATCCTAAGAGTGACGTATATCCGTTACCAAGCTACTTTCAAGGTCTTAACTACATTGAAAGTGATATTCAAGTAAGTAGACACATTTTAGGTAACGCTAAGCATAACTTTGTCGCTACTAAGTTAATTAATTTTAATAACGGCTTACCTCAAGAAGAGGAGCAAGCCGACGTTGAAATGGATCTTAAAAAGAAGTTTACAAATCACGACGGCGACCGCGTAGTAATTGCATTTAACCCTAGTAGAGAAAATGCCGTTGATATTGTAGACTTAGGCGAGACAAGTTTAACAAAAGAAGACTTTACAAACGTAAATAATTTAATACAACAAGAAATATTTAGTTGCCATCAAGTTACAAGCCCAATGTTATTCGGTATTAAGACTGAAGGACAATTAGGAGGCCGTAGCGAAATAAGAGACGCATACCAAATATTTGCTAATACATACGTAAACGAGCGCCAACAAGAACACGAAATTACTTTTAGTAAGCTTATGAATTTAGCGGGTATTCCGGGCGAGCATACTATTATACCGGTAGAACCATTAAGCTTTGAATTTAGCGAAGCTATTATGAGCGCTAACATGACACGTGAGGAAATAAGAGAAAAGCTAGGCTTAAAGAGCGAAGTTGCAACGGATGCTAGCGGTACGCCAATAGCGCAACCGGTACAAGCAAACGCAACGCTTACTAACTTAAGCGGTCGTCAACACCAAAACGTTATGCGTATTGTAAGACAATTTGCAAATGGTAAGATTAATAAAGCACAAGCTACCTTAATGCTTAAGAATGGTTTTGGATTTACAGACGAAGACGTTAATACGTTCTTAGGCGTAGACGATGATCCGGCAACGGAGCAAGCGTTTGCATCAATGCAAGACGAATTATTATTAAGTGAGTTTGCAGCGTGTGGCGATAATGTTAACGACTTTGACGTAGTAGAAACGCACGACGCTAAAAACTACGAAAAGTTTGCCGACGAGGAAATTAATGTTCTTAAAGCAAACGTGCTAGATTTAATTAGCAAAGATCAAAAAATTACGCCGGAAGTTTTAGCAAAGGTGCTAAACAAAAGCGTTGAACAAATAGATAATGCGTTAGAGGCGCTAAAGACTGAGGGGTACTTAACGCAAACCGGTCTTGCGATAAGTATTTTAGCCCCAAATTATACACCGGTAGTAAGAAAGTTAACGGAACCGCTTAGTAAGATACCCGGAGGCGACAAGACAACAAAGACCGAGGTACTCTTAAGATATACTTACTATGGGCCGAGGGATAGTAAAAATAGACCATTTTGTGCGCGTATGTTAGAACTAGCCGAGACTAAGCTTTGGAGCCGTTCGGACATAGAAAATATAAGCGAGCGTTTAGGTTACTCGGTTTGGGATCGTAGAGGCGGTTGGTTTACGGAGCCTAACGGCAACCATCGACCATATTGCCGCCATCGTTGGAATGTAAAAATAGTAACTAGAAAAAAATAAGCAATGAGTTTAAACATACTTTTTATAAACGAGACTTTAATTAAGAGCCGCACCGCGATAAGCGATGCAATAGATGGCAAGCAAATTAAGCCCGTTATTAAGCTAGCGCAAGATAAATATATTATGCCGGCGCTTGGTAGCACCTTTTACAAAAGATTGCAAGACGGCATCGAAATAGGTGACTTAAGCCAAAATGAAAAGAACTTGCTTGATAACTATATTACAGATGCGCTTTGTTGGTTTACTATTGGTGAAATGGTAATAAGCACAAGTTTTCAATTTTTTAGCAAGGGCGTATTACAAAAGACTTCCGAAGATAGCAGTTCACCAAGCAAAGGCCAACTAGATTTACTTGAGCGTAAGTATATGAGTAACGGCGAATTTTATAAGCAAAGACTTATAGATTACTTAAGAGAAAATTCTACTATGTTTAAAGAGTATCTTACTTATGGTGGCGGTTACGACGTAATTGCTCCGCAGATACAAGCATACACTTCGCCTATTTATTTAGGTAGAACAAATAGCAGACGCAAAGTTAGTAATTTAGATTTGCCGTATAATTTTAACGATTATTATGAAGATACGAAGTTATAAACGTGAGTTTTTAGACAAAGTAAAACAAAAATTTAATGACCTACAACCAAGTAATAAAGACAATAAAAGCGATATTAAACACCCACGCGATGATAAAGAGCGTAAAGGGTGCGACACCGCGCGAGTGGCTTTACGAGGATAGCCAACCGGTTTTCCCGGTAGCTTGCTATGCGGTTAACACCGGTAGTTTAAACGTAGGGCGTGAGCAAGTCTTTAACTTAACGCTTTGGTTCTTAGATAAGTCCGGAATGGAGCGAGAATTTGAAGACGACGTTACAAGCGATCAGTTACAGATTTGCGCGGATATTATTAGTAAGCTAAGAAACGGCGCGAATAATTGGACGATTAGCGACAATATAACATATAATTTAATAAGCGATAAATTTGAAGACTATTTGGCCGGTGTTGAAGTTAGCTTTGACATGACCACATTTTCGGATTTTGATGCTTGCGATATACCATTAAACCCATAAAAAATGAGTTGCAATAATAGCACTACTGCGGATTTAAGACCCGCGCAATATAACGTAAAGATTTGGCGCAATGATACTTGGAGTCAAGTATTTGCAATTCTTGCAGACACTACGCCCGTTGATTTAAGCGGGTCTACGATTTTACTACAAGTAAGACCGGCACCGGCAAGCGCAACCATTGTATTAACATTAAGCACCGCTAATAGCAGCATAAGCATAGGCGGTATTAGTAGTAACCAAATCACCTTAAATAAAATAGTAGACGTAGCGGCGGGATCATACGTTTACGATATGAATGTAACTTTCCCAAGCGGCGAGGTCAAGACATATATTTGGGGTAACTTTATTGTTCAAGAAGACATAAGCAGATTATAATGGAAATCATAAACGTAAGCGACGAAATAATAGAAATAAATGTAACCGAAGAGGTTGTAAACATAGTTACCCAAACGGGTGCTTATCCGTTGCCTAGTAACGTTTTTAGTGTGTTTAATAGAGTTGGTAACGTAGTAGGGCAAGCGGGCGATTATACAACTAGCTTAGTTACTGAAGGCACAAATCTTTATTATACTAACGCAAGAAGTAGGGCCGCGATAAGCGAAAATATTACCGGTATTAACTATGATAGTGCAAGCGGTATATTTTCTATGGCTAGCGGTTATAGTATTGCGACAGATGCTACGCAAGCAACTTGGACGGCCGCATATAACGATAAAATTAATAGCGCAGCGGTTACCGGTACAACAACTAAGGTACTAACATTAAACCAACAAGATGGCGGTACAATTACTGCTAGTTGGACGGACGATAATACAGACGCAGTAACTAGCGTATTCGGTAGAACGGGTGCGATAGTGGCAACAAATGGCGATTATAGTACAAGCCTAGTAACGGAAGGATCAAACCTTTATTTTACTAATACTAGAGTTCATGACGCAATAAGCGCAAATGCACCACTTAGTGAGGTGAGCGGAGTTGTAAGCATTTCTCAAAGTAACACAACAACGGACGGATATTTAAGCGCTACCGATTGGAATACTTTTAACAATAAGCAGCCATTAATTACTGCGGGTACAACGGCTGAATATTATAGAGGCGACAAGACCTTTCAAACTTTAGACACTTTAGCGGTACCGGAAAATACAAATCTTTATTATACCGATGCACGTGCAAGGGCTGCTATAACCGGCACGGCTCCGATTAGCGTAACAAGCGGAGTTGTAAGTATAAGCCAAGCGGGCGGTGCAAGCAATGGTTTTTTAAGTAGTACCGATTGGAATACTTTTAATAATAAGCAAGCCGCGCTTAACGGCACCGGCTTTGTAAAGATTAGCGGTACTACAATAAGCTACGACAATAATACTTACTTAACAACTATAAGCGGCATAGCTGCGGGCGGTGAGTTAAGCGGTACTTATGCTAACCCTACGTTAGTTAATAGCGCGGTGATTGGCAAGGTTTTAACCGGACTTAATTTAACCGGCGGCGGTACTATTGCTGATACCGATAGTATTTTAGGTGCTTTTGGTAAGGTGCAAAATCAAATTAGTGCTTTAGTTGGTGGCGTTATGTACGAAGGTACTTGGAACGCATCGACAAACACGCCTACTATTGTTAGTAGCGTAGGATCTAAAGGCGACTATTATATAGTTGCAACTGCGGGTAGTACAAACATAAACGGGATCACTTCTTGGAATATAGGCGATTGGATCATATTTAATGGATCTACATGGGATAAGGTAGACAACACAGACGCGGTAAGTTCGGTTAACGGATATACCGGCGCAGTTAGTTTAGTTACTAACGATATTGCAGAAAGCACAAACTTATATTTTACAAACGCTAGAGCGATAGGATCAACTTTAACCGGTTACACAAGCGGTTCGGGTGTGGTCGCTGCAACAGATACAATCTTGCAAGCAATACAAAAGCTTAACGGAAATGTAAGCGGACTAGTTACCGGCGTAAGTTCGGTATTTGGACGCACCGGCGCGGTAGTTGCTGCGAGTGGCGATTATACAACAACGCAAGTAACGGAAGGAACTAACCTTTATTATACCGAAGGACGCGTAAGCGCTAACACGGACGTAGCTGCTAACACGGCGGCAAGGCATGCGGCGGTTACAATAGGCACGGCAAATGGTTTAAGCTTAAGCACTCAAGCTTTAAGCTTAGCGGCTGCTAATACAACGACAACGGGTGCTTTGACTAGCACCGATTGGAATACTTTTAACAACAAGTTAAGCACGGCTACGGCTGCGTCTACTTATGTGCCTTATACCGGTGCAACGGGAAATGTAACCCTAGGCACAAATAGTTTTACTGCGGGAGTTGGTAGCTTTGCATCAAGCGGGGGTAGTAATACTTTTGATATTAATCACTCAAGCGGTAGCGGCATAGCTTTAAACATAACTAAAGGAGGTAACGGGGAAGGCTTGTATATAAACAAAACAAGTGGTAGTGGTAACGCTGCAACTATCATAGGTACATTAAACGCAACTACTTTAGTTAAAAGCGGAGGTACATCAAGTCAGTTTTTAAAAGCAGATGGTTCGGTAGACTCAAGCACATACTTAACTACAAGCGCAGCATCAAGCACTTACCTACCTTTAGCGGGTGGAACTTTGACTAATACAATTCCAACTAAATTAACTATAGCAGGAGGAACTTTGCAAAATGGTATAAATTTTAGTTCAGTTTCTAATGCTGATAATTTCTTTATTTTTAACGGAGATTTTACTACAACAGCAGGATTTGGAATTTATAATATTACTACATCTACAATGCCATTTTTCATATTTGATAATGGTAATATTGGAATAAGTACTACAACAGATGCAGGTTTTAAACTTGATATAAATGGTAGTGCAAGATTAACTGGTGCTTTAAGTGGTACAAGTGCTACGTTTAGTGGTCTTATACAAACAACAGATGGGTATCAAGGTAAATATTTTAGAATATATGAAGCAGCTGCACAAAGAGGTGGTTTTTATACTTATAATGTTATTTCTGGAAGTGGTACAGATTATAGCATAGGTTTATTTTCCGAAAGTTCTATGTGGTTTGCAGCGGGTGGTGGTGTTACAAAGCATCTTAATATTGCCTCTACCGGTGCTGCTACATTCTCAAGTAGTGTAACTGCTGGAAGCATAATTTCAGCAACTTCACCTGGTGTAGATGGAACTTTTGCACCAGCTTTTAATGCCTTATATAATTCTAATACGGCATATTATGGTACTATTTCTCATTCAATGTCATCAGTTTCAACAAGTTCAGGATTTAGATTTATGGGAGGTGGCAAGGATAATTTAACTGGAGCAGCAGGTCAAGAAAAAATGCTTGATTTAACAAGAGGTCAAACAATATTTTATACTAATGATACCGAACGAATGAGAATCACATCGGGGGGTAACGTTGGAATCGGAACGAGTTCGCCGGCTTCTAAGTTTGAGGTTTATAAAACAGATGGTTCTTACAACTTATATACTCGTATAAATTTAGATGTATCTACTGATTTATTCCCTAAGGTATTTATGGGACAAGGTTTAAGTGGTGGATACATTGGTTATGATGAAGGTGGTGATGAAAGACTTGTTTTAAATGCAACAAATAGTGCTGCAACAATGCAGTTTTTGATAAACTCTACCGAACGAATGAGAATCACATCGGGGGGTAATGTATTAATAAATAAAACATCAAATACTTCTGCAAATCTTGGAACTTCTTTGCAAGTTAATGGTGAAATTATGGCAACAGGTTCTTTAGGTGGTATATTTTGGGAAAGTAGAAGTGGCGGAGTAACTGCAAGTTCAAATTGGTATGGATGGTACGCAACTGCTGGTAATATATTTTTATATAATGGTTCTGCAAATATTGCAGTAATTAGTGGTACAACAGGTCTTTATACATCATTTTCAGATATAAATAAAAAGAAGGATTTTGAAGATTCTACAATAGGTTTAAATGCTATTATGGGATTAAAGCCTACTTTATTTAGAATGAAAGAAGAAGATGAATCCGTAGAAAAAACATTAGGATTTATTGCACAACAAGTAAAAGAGTTTATTCCACAAGCCTATGTTGAAGGTGAAGATTTTATAGGTTTATCAGATAGACCAATTATAGCAGCTTTAGTAAAAGCAATTCAAGAACTTAAAGCAGAAATAGACGAATTAAAAAACAAATAGTATATTTGCAGTAAAATTAAAAATTATGTTAACATTAAACGAGCAACACCTTACAGACTTAAAGGCCTTTATTAACAAGATCCCTACGGAGTTTGGCCTACCTTTATTAACTTTTTTCGGTCAGCTTGAGCAAGAGCAAAAGCCAACCCAAGAAGAGCCTAAAAACGAAGACTAAATGACACAAGATAGCAGCCAAGCCTTAATCAATACCGGCGTGTCAATGACCGCCGCGACATTGTCAGTAACCCAAGCGCAACCCTTTGTGACTTTAGTGGCCGGTTTGGTTGCTATCATTTCAGGTTTTATGGCGATACGTTATTACTATAACGCTACTAAGAAAGTAAGACGCGATGACTAGATTTGCGCTTGTCATATCATTAATTGTTATAGCGCTACTTTTAAGCAAATCTTATAAGATAAGCGATCCTATTATTATAACAACAATCGATACGATTAATATTAAGCATGATTCGCTTATATATCGTAAAGGCAAAGATATCCGAAAAGATACAACAATATACGATACAATATCCTTAACTACTCCGGTAGACACTATGGCCATACTTAAAGAGTATTTTACTAAAAATATCTATAAAGACACAATAAAGATACAAGACGGCACCATTGCTATAACTGACACGATAAGTAAGAACGCAATCTTTGGGCGATCAGTTAACGCAAGCATAACACATAAGATTATTAAAGAAGTGCGAGAAATACGCATACCTTACCAACCTAAAAGCGAACTTTATGTAGGAGGCAATGCCACAACTAAAGGCGCGCTTGGAGCCGGACTTATTTATAAGACTCCATATAAAGGACAAATTCAACTAAACATTAATACTAACAAAGAATTTCAAATAGGATATTTTAAAAAGATTTTATGACACTACCAATGACATTTAAGGATTTCGCAAAGAACCCGATAGTTGCAACGCTTTTTTTAGTATTGCTTGCAATATCATATTTATACATTGACGTCCGTACTACGTTTAAAGATCAAATTACTATGCAAAATGTAAAGGTCGAAAAGCTAGACGACAAGGTAGACGTTATGCAAGTGGCGTTAAGAAGGTGCGATTCTAGCTTAGCGTCGGCAACGGCGAAACTAAGTACTTTAGAAAGTTTAGGTAAAATACAAGCAATAAAATAATGAAGTATCTATTATTTATATTTTTATTTGGTTGCACGGCTACGGCTCAAATGCCAAGCGAAGAGACAAAAGAAGATATTGAGTTTGAAAAGTTGATGCAACAAGTAAGCAGCACCAATGCTAAGTCGGTAGAAGTGCAAGCTAAGGCAAGTAAAAAAGAAGCCGAAATAGTGCATCAAGCAGTTGCAAAAATTACTGAATTAAAACAAGAAGTAAACATATTAAAAACCGAACTAAGTGAAGTTAAAGCAACTTTGGATAGTGTTAATAATGATACTGCTATCAGTTTCAAGTTATTCGCAATACCCACAAATAAAGAAAATTAAGCAAGATTCGGTAGTTATAATGACCATTGAGCAAGGCAAAGAAATAAACGCTTTGTATCTTGGTTACAATAAAACTATTGATTCTTTAAAAAGTAAAACAATAAAAGATGATTCTATTCTCAATGTCTACATTTCTAAAGCTAGCGCGCTTGAAAATTACAAATATCGCTACGAGGCAAACCTCGAGACTTATAAAACAAGGGAGCGAGAACTTGACAAGATGGATAAATACCATGCTTGGCAAAAAATAATATTAATCTTTTTAGTCATTTTCCAATTTAGCCAATTATAATATGAAACAATTTTTTCAAGAAGACAACGGACGATTTAGCATGAAGCGCCTTTGCGGTTTGCTTTGCACCATAGCGCTTTGCGTTACTATGTATCATAATCAATTTAGCGAAGAGCATACCGCTCCTAGCGCTATCTTAGTAGAGGCCGTGGCAATGCTTGCCTTCGGTACTTTAGGACTTACAAGTATTGAAAAGATATTTAAAAAAGATGCATAAGCAAGAAAAACAACTTTTAGCAATAGTTGGCACTTTATGGGTGCTAGCCCTTTTTTACTTTATTAAACAAATATTATGAAAATTAGCGAACATTTAAGCCTATCCGAAGTTACACGTAGTGAACAAGCCAAGCGTCTTGGCCTTTCAAACATGCCAACGGAGCAACACCTAGAGAATTTTAAAAAGCTAGCCGAGGCCATTTTTGAGCCTATTAGAGCGCACTTTAGATGCCCGATACATATTTCATCTGCTTACAGATCCGAGGCTCTCAATAAGGCCATTAAGGGCAGCGCTACAAGTCAGCATTGCAAGGGCGAAGCGATTGATATCGATATGGATGGATCAAGCAACGGCGTTACTAACAAAATGGTGCATGATTATATTAAGGCAAACCTAAATTTTGATCAACTTATTTGGGAGTTTGGCGACAAAGAGAACCCGGATTGGGTACACGTAAGCTTTAAAGCAAACGGCCCACAAAGAAAACAATCTTTGCGAGCCGTGCGTAATAGTAGCGGGGGAACTACTTACTTATAGTGTGTAAAATGGTAGCGTGATTCCTTTTAATATGCCTTGCAATTTCGCTAGGTGTAAACCCTTCAAAATATGCTTGCTTTACATAAGCATCGCGAGCGTCAACAATTTCTTGTAGTCTACGTGCTTGGCTTATATATTCATAAGTAATATTATTTTCTTTGCAGTAGCCTTCGCTCCATTCTAAAATTGTTATTTTAGGCCTTGGCTTACGCTTAACAAACTTTTCTACGTGTACTATTTTTTCAATTACTTGAGGCATTATATTTAATCTTGGTTCAAGCATTGCCTCAATACGTTTAAGTGCGTGTTCGTCGCAGCCGGTGTAAAGCTTTATATATTTAAGAATTTCCTTCATCGTTAATTTTTACTTCGTTAAACAATCCTAATAGTTCACTAGCTGCGACCCAATTTTTCATAGCATTAAAGCTATCTAGGTCGTTTTGTAGTAAGTGTGTAATCTTGCCGACTAAGTCGATTTTTTCTATAATGGTAAGGTCTTGCCATTCTTGGTGATTTGCCATGGTTATTGGTTTTGATTATTAATTAATGTTTTATTAGCCTCGTCCTCTTCGTCCTCAAAGTCGCAATGCTCTAAGCATTCAGGACAAATATCTATTTCGGGCATTTGGCTATAAGCGCCGCAGCAAGTAGAGTAAGCCATAATTATAAGTTTTTAAATTTTGAAATAAGCGTTGCAGTTAAATACAACGTGATTGCTAGTGGAAGTGACACTACTATAAAAAATGTCAGTTCGTAAATAAAGATTAAATTTTTACTCATAAGTTTTGCATTATAGCGGTTACTAAAAATGCAATGCATACAATGATAAAAGCATACATTGGCTTGATGCTTTCTTGAGCGTAGCGCTCGTTGGCTTTTTGTTGTGGTGTTTTTAACTTGTTCATAATTGGTTATTATTGGTTAAATAAAATGTGCGTTGATTAGTCGCACCCCTAACTTTTTTTATTTATTGCAAACTATGTTTGTTGCAAATCTTAAAATTATTGCCCATTTAAAGTTATTCCATTCTTGTAAAGAGCAACCATTTTCTTTGCATATTTTTGCAACTGATTCTCTAAAATTTTTGTTTTCTACTAAATTGTTAATTTCTTGCATTGTTGTTGTTAAAGTTGTCATAGTTGGTTTGTTTTTGATAAATCAAAGATATAACTTTATTATTAATAAAAAAATATTTTTATTATATTTTTTTAAAATAATTTTAACTAGCTATAAATCAAGCAGTTATGACCTAAAATAATTTCTTAAAATGACTTAGAGTAAAGTCTTTTTTATTTTGCACCATGTTAAATATGCGGTCTTCAATACCGCCGGTAGTAAAAACCCAATATACTTTAGACGCCTCGATGCGGTCTTTAGTTTGCATTCTTGCCCTTGATTGCCAATAACTTACGGCGCTAAAGTCTATGTTATACATAATCAAAGCTTTGGCCGTGCTTAGGTTTATACCCTCCCGACCGCTTTGTATTTGACTTATAAAGACTGCGTCGCCGGGTGCCTCGTTAAAAGCCATAGGATCCTCGATAATACGGCCGGCAAAGTGTACCCTTAACTGCATACCCTCGGCAATGTACTTGTAAAATATAGCTATCTTTTGCCCTTTAAAACGCTCTTTAATAAATAAAGCTTTAGTATCGTCAAACATAATAGCGTTGCCATCTTCAGTCTTAACAGACCCGCTACATATTTGGTGTATCTTTTGCATTTCTTTAACCGAGGTATCGGCTAAAACTACCGCGCCATCTTTAGTCTTAAATAATTTATCCTTCTTAATCTTGTCTACGGCCCACTTAATCTTATCCGACATGGGTACGTAAAGAATAACCTCTTCTACCAAGCTTTCAAAGCCGGCCTCTTCTTGCGTATAAGTTAACAATAAGTGTTGTATTTCACTTTGGATGCGTTCTTGCTTGACGTGCGTATAGTCAGGCACTTGCATATTATATAAGAACTTTGTCTTAGGAATGCCGTACTCTTTATGCCATGCGTAAAAGTTTTTAAATTCTTTAAACGGGCTAAAGCTGCTTACAAAAAATTGATGATAAAACTGCGCGTATGTTTCGGGCGATGGCGTACCGCTTAAATATATTACCGGCTTTCCTAAGCATATCTTTTTTAATTCAGTTACCCGATTGCTTGGCTTTGGAAATTGCCCTAAGGCGTGCGCTTCGTCTACTATTATAAGATCGTAAGTGTGTGTTATCTTATGTAAGCTTTCGTAGTTTATTACAAGCAAATCATATAAACAATTAGATTGCTTAAAATCATCTTCAATACTGCTTATAGCTTTTTTCTTAGTGACAAATAAAACTTTCTTAGCGCCATATAAACTAGCAATGTGCAAGCTTGTTATAGTCTTGCCCGTACGGACTTGCATCGCTAAATATACTAGCTTAAATTCCTTAAGTATATTTATGGCTTGCTCCGCAATGTCTACTTGGTAGTCTCTTAGTTGCATGGTATTGTTTTAAAAGATAAGGCCGGCAATTCCCGTAATTACTATCATGATATTAATGAGTGTTATTTTTGCCGGCCTTTTGCCAAATCATATTTAATTGGTCAATGGCAATCCAATTCTATAATAAGCCGTCTTGTAGCGGCTCGTCTTCTTTTTGATCGACACGTCTATAACCCTCCTTCCAAAGGATGCGTGTAAGCACAACGGAGTTTTTAACTATGGTAGCTTCCGAACTTCTAGGATATTGGCAATGGAGAATTTCATGTATTAAAATTTCTAGGTGCTTTTTTCCTTTAAGGCGTTCGTCTATTTCTATAACGCCATCCTTACTAGCAAGGCCATGCGCTTGCTCGCGTCCAAGCTTACGATATATAATTTTTATGTTAGGCATCTTTTTTTAATTCTATTTCATCTAAACGATCTATTTCATCGCTTGGAGTAAATATAATTTGACCCCCGCGCACTTTAGCTAGGTAACGTCTTATTTCTATTTCAAGGCCATGCACCTCTGCTAGCTTATTAGTAAGCCACATTTCTTGCTCTGCTAGTTTCATTTTATTAAATAACTTTGGAAGTTTCATACTCTAGTTTTATTAGTAGGTCAATATAATGCCTTGCTTTTTTTAAATCTTCGATGCCGTTTTTATTTTTATGTCTCATAACATACTTAATAATATTACCCTCAATAAAAGGAATACTATTTGTGTGTATAAATTCGGTTGGTTGGATCTTATAAATCTTATAATGATCGCCGCCTACTTGAGTACTTGTTGGAGTTTCAATATAAAGTTCAAACATAAAACATAACCAATCGCCTTTTATATCGCCTTTAGGCGTTAAGTCGTCGCCTTTTACTACATACCCGCAAAATGTATCATTAACAAGTTTATTGCTTTTAGTACACTTTACAACTAAGTCGCGCATTTTATGTTTATATAAATTTCCTACTTCCATATCATTTATCAGTTTTTCGGTGAAACTTGCCACACGTCTTGCATTTATAGATTATTTTAATAGTTCCGCTTGCTAAAATTTGTCTACTATGTTTTATTAAATCGTCCGATCCGCATTCCGGGCAAGTACCTTTATACTCACCAAACACAACGCCAAAGTGCGTCTTAGCCGGTATGTGATTATTTAAAAGCTTGTGAACTTTCTCTAAAAGTATTACGTCCATGATACAATACTTAACCATCTTAGCAAGTGCAACCTTATCATTTTTTAAGGCAATATCCTTCCACAAATCAAATTCGGTTTTAATCTTTTGTCCGATACCTAAGTACTGCGCAATGTAATTAAGTTTATTACTATTAAATTTAAACTTACTGCGTGCAACTTTTAAAGTATCAATCGTTGTATAACTTGGAAACATATCTATTCCGTGAAATAAACAACGAGTGCGCACCCATGCAAGGTCAAATTTATCGCCGTTGTGTCCTATTGTTTCATCGGCGGTGTTCAAGACTTTTATAAAGTCTTGGAGCATTTTTTTATCATTCTGTTTGCTATCCCACGTTAACGAGTGCGTTTCCTTTTCGTCCTCCCACTTATAACAGATGCAAATAATCGCACGCTCTTTGATAATATTTTGCGGGCCGATATTTAATTTGTAGCCACTTTGCCAAAAGAAACCGATATTAGCACTTGTTTCTATGTCAAAGTAAAGTCGTTTTCTTTTGGTTATCATGGCGCTAAGTTAATTACTTTTTATGAGAAAGTTGGTAACTAAATTCTTTTGGCTTGTCGCCTTCATGTTCGGCGTGCCATAATTGTTGGACTGCTTGAAATAATGACCATTGCTTTGTCGTATCCATTTCGGTCACCATTTGCCATCCCTTACCTTGCACGTCGCCTTTTTTGCCGCTTGTCCTAGTTTTAGAGTTAAGCCATAAAATAGCTACCCCGTCAATGTCCGGCATACCGGAGCCGTGCTTTACGCTTGCGTTATATAATTCGCGATAAGCCGCTAGTTGCAGCCAATAACTATTGTAAATGCCGTTGCTTGTTTTAATATCTAAAACGTAAGTCTTGCCATCTATTGTGCAAATACGATCAATGGTTCCGGCAAAGCCTAAGCCACCGCCTATAAAAGTTTGCTCAATTAAGTGATGCTCCGGCTTATGGTTAACGCTAAATTCTACGTAACGCTCAAACATAGACCATTCATCTAAAGAATATCTAGGCTTGCCGTATTCATCAAGCAAGGTGCATTCAACGCCGTTGTCGTAGTCTTCGGTTAATTGATGCACCGCAGATCCGCGCTTGCCGGCTGCGTCTCTAATTTCGTCGGCCTTAGATCCTACCTCTTTCATCCACATAATAAGCTGCGCCGGCTTTGGGTAGGCCTCAAGTATCGTAGTTGCGCTTGGAAAATAGTTGCCATTTTCATCGGTATAAAAACGGCCGTCTTTGAAAGTAAGTTGGTTGGACTGAAGATTTTTGATTAGCATATTATTTCTTTTATGGTTATTTCATCGGTTTTTTCCTTACCGCCGTGTGCTGCTATTTGCTCGGCTACCTTTTCGGCTTTCTCTAAAGTGTCAAAGCCTTGTATGAACTTGCCGTCAATGCGGATAAAATACCTTGTCTCATTATGTAGCAAATTTGTTTCGCTAGTTATTTTTATTACGGGCATAAAATATATTTATAAGTTTAAAAAAATGTGGCTTTTTGTCCGGAAGCCACAAACCGGTAACCAATAATCGTCCAACTAAAAAGGCGTTTCGTCGTCGTCATGCGGCGCCGTTGATAAGTCTTTTAAGACCTCTTCAAATAAGTTAAGGGCCATATTCTCTAGGAATATCATCATATCGCTATCGTCCCATTGTTCTTTGCCTTTAACTTTAATCTTAGTCATTTGCGGCAAATCTTTAGGATCTTCTTTTGTATAATATGGTGCGATCTTTTCGCCATCTTGATACAAGGTAATACCCGTAATAGTTTTAGTAGGGTCGATTTTGTCCTTCATAGCCCATGGCATAAACCTAAGTTCTTTGTCTAAGTCAATGTTAGGCAAAGCTTTTAAGAAACTAGATGCGTAACGGCTTGAGTAAGGTAGACTAATTACATAATAGTCGCCCTGATCTTGGAACCTGATTTGCCATTGCTTACCATAGTCATTCTCACGCGTGGTAATATTATCTAGCTTTGCGGTAAGATCCTTAAACCTTTCCTCAAAGACTAGCTTGCCGGTTTTTGTTAAGCGCTCCGATGTGCGCTCGTTTGGTTGCTTGTGTTGGCGTACTAAGTTGCCATCCGCAACATTGAGGTAAATTGTGTTAACACCTCCTAAATTTGATAATGCCATAATATAAAATGTAGTTTGTTTTAGACTACGAGGACAAAGCTAAGTATTTTATTTTAAATAAAAAACTTTTTTTATTAATTTTTTTTTATTATGTTTGCAGCAAATCAAAAAATATTATGAAAAAAGAAACCCGCGGCCGTAAGGCGCTACCCACAAAAGAAAAAAAGCAACCATTATATATAATGGTCAAGCAAAAGTTTATTAAAGAAGTTCACCCTAAACTTAAAGAACTTGAGAGAGAGTATTCTACAAAGTAAAGTGATCCGGCACTTTGAGTTACTCGGTTGGTATGTCGTAAAGATAATACAATGCAACAAGAACGGGATGCCCGACCTTATGCTGCTTAAAGATGGTAAGACATTTTTTATAGAGTGCAAGGCCGAGAAAGGTAGACTATCCGAGTTGCAGAAATACCG